TGAGGTATTCAGTACCAATCCTGCTTTCAGTGTCAGGGTTACTGCATTGGTGCTGGATGCATCAACAAAGAAGGATACAGTTGCTCTTGCTGCTTTTCTAGATCTTGGAACATAACCAATGTTCCTTGCAAGTGAAACAATATTCTCTCTCAATGTTGCGCTATCAATGAACACCTCATTGGTGACCATGTTAGCATTATAAGAGTTGATATATGTGTTATATGCTAACGCATCAATAATAGTGGAGAGATTGGATCCCTCATAATCATAATCAGTAAAATTAGAATTCGCCTTAAGGTAATCCTTAATGGAAGTCTTTATTTGATCAAAGTCTAAGTTGCTGAAGTTAACTAAAGGCATTTACCTAGTGGGTTCTAATGCGAATGTTAGTTCTTGTGGTGGTATCTCTGCACCAACAACATAATATTGAATAGTAATATTTAAGGTGTTGTTATTAAAATCAGAGACAACAAACACATCAATTAACTCAACTCTTGGCTCAAAGGTATCAATAACATTAATGATCTCATCACGAACTACAGAGGCAGTGATTTGATCCATATTTTCAAAGAGGAGAGCATTCACACCACACCCAAGATTAGGTGCAAAGGGACGCTCTCCTCTTTCAGTTAGTACCAGATTACGAAGTGACCTTGCAATAGCAGTCTCATTCTTCAGAGCAATTAAGTCCTCATTAAGAGGATTGATCTGAAAAGAACCACTAATGTCTTTGAATCCTTTACTGATTCTTTCAACAGGCACTATTTAACACAAGAATACTGCCATTATTTAGACACTAAAACTCAGTTAATGGAATAGGTTCAGTTCCATACTCCCAGTCATCATAATCCTCATCATTACGAATCTTTTCATGCAATTCCTTTTGGATAGCAAAGTCGTGCTTCTTGGGCGTTAGATCATCATTAGCAATTTCACGAAGCATCTTGGGATCTGTTTCCATCTGTTTTCTCCTGATCAGGTTGAACAGAACTTTTTAAGGGGTTGCTATCCCTTTCTTTTGCTGTCTTCCAGAAATATTCTTCTTCATTGCCCATACCCAGTTTATCATATCCACACTCTACCTGATAGTATTGTGTAGACACCTTAAAGTCTGGCGTCTTTGGTTCCTTGGGTGTCAAACTATTATCAAGGATTCTAAGTCTATTATTAGGATACAAACAATACTGTCCATTGTCCAGTTCAATTAGATTATGTGACTTGTGTTCTGAAGGGTTCTCACTGGTTGCCCAGTCCACATAATCAGGGTCATGATGGTAATTATCAATAGTACAAACATATGTACCTCTTATAATACCATGGTCTCTTGTATATGCCTCAAAGTCCATACTACCAATGAACTTCTTATCAATACTGACTACACCATAGTCCATACAGTTCCAGAACTGTAGGTTAGGTAGATTCATGTCAGGTGTAGGCGTCTTTGGTTGACTTACAAAGGCACTAATAGGCAACTTATCATACATTGCACCATACTCTGGTAGATAAGTCTCAAAGTAAAAAGCACGCCCTGGAATGCTCTTACAAGACACCCATACACCCTTTACAAACTCACCATGACCACTCTCATGATCAGTAAGGTATTCTTTTCTTACCCATACCTCAACAGATGGTAAGTTAGTAATTAAACAAGACATAAACGAGTAAAGAGGCGCTCAACTTATCTATACATAAAAAAAGAGGGTCCTAAGACCCCCCTCTCATCATGCTTTACCTTGACCACGATAACGCTTAGGTTTTGCATTACGACTGGTTGCTGCATACTTAGTGTGTTGACCACACCCTTGACGAGTTTTCTTGGGTTTGGACTCAATTTTATTTACACCAGTCAGTGAAGGACGCTTTGCCATAATTAATCTCCTACAATAAGTTTAAATCAGATCACACGAGTCTTTTCGTGCCCAACGCGTATGCGGGGGTCACACCAGATCTCAAAGCCTGCCTCAATAGCATCAAGACAGAAACTGACATCCTCACCACACATGTCCTGTACTGCACCAGACTCAAAGACTTGCATCTTAGGTGCAAACCAAGGATACTTCATCTCAGGATGCTCAAAGACCCCATTCTTGATCATGACCCACCCAAAACCTGTGTAGTCCACAGTGAAGGGACTCTTACGCTTTTGAATACCATCAACCATCTCATGGTTCATCACACCCCCATTGTTCCTGAAGTCGTCCTCTTCCAACCAGGGCGCAACTGAGGTGGTTCTCCCATCTTCTGTGGAATACCAACCAGCAGAGATTGGACGCTCCTTCTCAGAATCCACATTACCTTCCTCATCCACAGCATCAGCAGGAAGTGCAAGGTCACACAGTTGCCAGAACTTCTCAGTATTGAACATGATATCACTATCAATCCACAACTGATAGTCATACTTCAACTTACCATCCCAGGGAATCTGATCAGGTCCACGCAACACATTAGCACCCAGACACTTACAACGTGCAAAGTTCACCATGGATGAATAATCCTGTGAAATCTGAATGCTCATATTGTTCTGAACCAAATCAAAACAAAGTTGAACAAAGTTCTTCATGAATGCATATGAACAACCACGCCCAGGAAGACAAAAGACAATTGCCTTGCCTCGCATCCTTTCCTTGATTGCATTATAATCCCATTCCTGTTCCTGTTTCTTAGTATTGGGTTTAGATGCTTTTACTGTAAATCCTTTTGCCATGAAATTAGAATCACTCCAATCAAGTGTTATTATATGTCAGTATTTAGAGGGTGTCAATGGATCCTGATAATCAGCAACTGTGGTCCCTCCAAGACTTCCACTGTTGCTCTACTTCCTCATAGGACAAATCATCAGTACTATACTCAGTCTTCATAACCCCTACAAGATTATTCAGTAACTCCCAGTTACTCTTAAACTGTTCCTCACTCAAAGAATGCAATACACAACGATCCTTTAAGTATATGTGAAAAACCTTTTGGGGTTCAGTTTTTTTCTGGGGAATTTTTTTCATATACCTTGAAATCAACTTCCATTTTTATATAGAACCACCATCAATATTGTTCCAAAGAACAGCACAATGGGGACCCTTAACAGTCCAGGAAATCTTATCAACCACCCAACTAAAAGCACTCTCCAGAAATTCCAATACGGTGGTTTATTATCACAAACCATTAGAGGGGTTTCAGAGTGTTTCATAGTATCTGGAAATTTTTTTCATTAAGAGGTTTTGAGAGCTCTCTTGGATGTATCCTTTTGTAGGTTAGGGTAGTTTGACTTTTTCGAAAGGGGGGCACCTTATACCTTATTATAACCACTAAGCCAGGCAGGGTAGGATACGCTCAGACTAATTAGACTGTCAATTGATTATAACACTGTCCCCCAACATTGTCAAGGGACAGTGTAACTAACTGTAAGGACTTTAAGTAATCAGAACTCCAGTGGATCCAGAGTAGGAGTAATCACAGAGATTGCAGTGTCATGTTCTACAACTTCTGCACCACTGTTAGTATTAACAATGGCATCAAGAATAGAGAGGAGTTCATTACCATTGGTTGCCTTATTCAGCAGACCAGTCATAACAGAGGTGGGCATGAGTTAGTGTAACTTAGTGGGTGTACTGTGTGGGACAGTTTATAGTCATGTCCAGGACTATCTTATACTTACTGTGTGTTCCTATCAGACAGGAACCACTGCACAGTTTTCATTGTTCCAGCGTCGACCATTGGAACTGTGGGTTTTAACTCCCCACACAGACTTCTTAGAGCGACGTGTAGTTAACTGAGAGGGGAGTTTAGTAACCTTTGCAACCTTACCTTCACTCTTAAGAGTATCAATGGTGTGCAGGAGTTGTTGATAGGAATTCATGAGTAACTGTGTCCTTACACTATAGGGACACTTTGCAGGTTACTAACAATAACTACCAGTCAATCTCCATGTCCTCAACATAAACATTTACTGTCTCATCTCCCTCAAGTTGGAATAACTTTTCCCAGTTAATTTGCCTTGGGTCAAAGTCACTGTAAACGTCCAGATCAAGGGTAACTCTGACCTGCTTCTTCTGTGCCTGGAGATAAGAAACTGACATGGTAGTTGAGGTGACTGTGGTTACTATAATCCCACTGAGAGCATAAGTCAACTGTGCGACCTATTTAGTATGCTTATGGGGATTTTTGGGGGTCTGGGTTGACAGAACTGCCTTCCTTATGTTATGCTCTCTAAGATCACAAGACCTCATGGGGTTTATATGATATTGATAAGGATTAGAGGAGGTTTCTGATAACATTACTAATCATCTTTCCTCCTCTGATACTAATTCATATCAAGAACATTAAATCACTCATTTATATTTTTTAATACCTTTTTTAATTGATTTTAACCTATTTTAGGGTGTTTTAGGGTATAAACTAAGGGGTCAACTCCTTCAGGGTATCTTCATCATACAGATCAAGAATCTCTTCAGTAAGTTCATTCTCTGTGCAATCCTTATATGCATCCATCAACAGATCATGTGCCATTTGACATAGAGAATCCATGTCCATACCATCTATAATCAGGTTGCAATAGTTCTCTTTGAGAGTATAAAGGTCAGAGTCAGTCATAATAGGAAGATTGATGTTCAAGGGTATCACCAAAGGTTACGTTGAATGAGAATGTTTCTGATTTGAGTATAAAGAAACTGCTTTAACTTTTCATCCTCTGTATGATTAAATGCATCATACAATCTGGAGAGATACTCATCCTGTGTAGGAATAGAAACAACATCTTTGGTAGTAAATCCTAACTCTTGATTATATCCTGCTTTGAC